TGTGCAACGAACGGACTTCAAAGCCGAAAGTATCTTTATCACCCACATTCAAAAGTTACTCATGTGAATTCAAACGGACTTTACAAATGAAACGCAGATTTGAAAATCAAGTACAAAGGGATTGTGATAAGATGGATGAAAGAAGGGTGAACCTACTTCTTACCTCTTTTGTAATCTTCCTTTCGGGATGTCTTATTTACTCATTCTTATTTTAACGCTCAAATTTCAACTCAAATGAAACAAAACACACAAACATACCCCACTTAGGGTCAAAATAGCACCCGGGGGAGAAAAACAGCACAAGTGTGTATGTAGAGAGTAACCCGACACCTTCAATAGTAAAACGTGTGAGGGATTTTTTATGTCGAAAAATAAATGAAAATTGTTTTAAATTAATCATGATTTTTAAACTTTGTTTGTATTAGCCATCAAATTAATACATTAACAAAATTAAAGTATTAACGAAGTATTAAGCAAGCATTAAGCATGTATTAAAATGGTGATATTAGGAAGATTTTATATTTGTTTATATAAAATAAGCTTTCTAAATTTGTAGCAAATTGTATAATAATCAAACAAATAAATACAATGTGCGCAGCGCCAAAAGGACATAAAATGTGGGGAAACCCTATAAAGCCAAAAAGCTATTCACCCGAAGAGCTATGGGAAAATGCATGTTTATATTTCGAATGGGTTGATGCCAATCCATGGATGATGGTTGAACAATCAAAACAGCCTCAAAAACTACCTACCAATTACGACAAAAAACTACATGGAAGTATTAAAAACTTCCTAAATCAAATTGTCAAACTTCCACATGCACGACCATACACAATTGAAGGATTATGTATATACCTAAATATCAGTGCAAAAACATTTAGAAATTATTCAGATGTTGCCGGATACGAAACATATTTTCCTATTTGTTCGCACATAAAGACCGTGATTGATAATCAACAGTTCGATGGCGGAATGGTTGGGGCGTTCAATGCGAACATTGTCACTCGAAAGTTGGGCCTTGCAGACAAACAGGAACTAACCGGGAAAGATGGAGAAGCTATTCAAGTTCAGCAAATAACCGGAATGGTTGTAAAATAATGGAAATAGAATTTAATACCTATGGAAACGAAAAGCAAAAAGAAGTATGCCGGCATTGGATTGATGATTCGGTTACTGACTTAGTATATGGAGGTTCTAAAGGTAGTGGAAAGAGCTATTTAGGATGTTCTTTGATTTTTAGTGACGCTCTTACTTATCCTGAAACATTTTATTTCATTGCACGTAGGCAACTTATTGATTTAAGAAAATATACTATCCCGTCAATTTATGAAGTATTTGGGCATTGGGGATTAGATAAAAGATATTTCAGGTATCAGGGCAATGACAACTACTTTGAATTATATAACAAAAGTCGTGTTTATCTGATCGATGCAAAGTACATGCCTACTGATCCATTATACCAGCGGTTCGGATCAATGCAAATGACAAGGGGATGGATTGAAGAGGCAGGGCAATTTAGCTTAGAAGCTAAAAGTAATCTTCAGGCAAGTATTGGAAGATGGAAGAATGATGTTTATAATCTTACTCCTAAACTATTACAAACTTGTAATCCGGCAAAAAACTATCTATATTCAGAGTACTATAAAAAGAACAAAGAAAACAAGTTAGAAGATTGGAAACGATTTATTCAGGCGTTACCAACTGACAATACGAGGCTTCCTGATGGATATCTTTTAAATCTTGAAAGAACACTATCCAAAACACAGAAAGAACGCTTATTGCATGGGAACTGGGAGTATGATGATGATCCTGATTTATTAGTTGATTACGATGCTATCTGTGATGTATTCACGAATGAACACGTTAAGCCAACAAACAACCGGTCTATAAGTGCTGATTTAGCAATGAAGGGACGTGATAGGTTTGTAGCTGGTAGTTGGAACGGTTTGATTTGTAGAATAGCAATTGATAAGCCGTATTCACCAGGTAAGATGATTGAAACTGATTTAAAAGAATTAATGAAATCCGATGGCGTTGGTAGAAGTAGAACGATAGCGGATAGTGACGGCTTAGGTTCGTATCTTGAAAGTTACATTGTAGGGATAAAAGAATTCCATAATGGCGGTGTAGCGATTGATTCGACAAAATACGCTAATCTAAAATCAGAATGCGGGTATAAACTTGCAGACGTGATAAATAAAAGACTAATGAAAATAATTTGCACTGAAGAACAGGCAGAGCGAATTAAAGATGAATTGGGAGTACTTAAAGAAGTCAGTGGACTTGATGATACTCAAAAGAAACGCATAATTACAAAAGATGATATGAAAGCAATATTAGGAAATTCACCGGATTACCTTGATATGCTAATTATGGGAATGTACTTTTTATTAAAACCAGCTGCTAAAGGCATTAGAAAAATATCCTACTAACATGATTCAGGAATTAAAAACACTTATCGAAACTTCAAACCCACTCTATGAGGTTGAGTATGAAGAAAACAAGATGATGAATCTAAAGGCAGACGAAAAGAGTTTAGACGCCCGATTTGCCTACATTGAAGAGTTCGTACAAGGCTCTTATACAAGACCTAAATACGTACTTGAAAAGATCACACAAGTACAAATTTACTTTTGTCGGTTCGCTGAATTTCAAAACTCTGCAATGGATCGGGAAAACTTAAGGAATCAGATTGAAAGTGAAATAGTTTTACCGTTCATGAACGCTTATAACGATTCAGGAATATTTGACCGTGTTGATAACTTCAAGTTCTACACACCTCTTCCACGGTTCGACGCAAACGAAGTATCTATCATGCTTCAATTCGATTGTAAACAAAATATATGCTAATAGCCTTGGACGGGCTTTGTAAAATCCAACTACATTATGATTGAGATCAAATTAAATTCACGCGTATTTGACAAGATTACATCACGAAGAGGAAAAGTAACGGGATTGGCTACCTACCTGTATGATAAGGATCAGTATTTAATTTTGTTCGATGGAGAAAAAGAGGAACAATGGTGCGACTCCGGAAGGATATCACCCGAACAGTAATAAATAACTGTCAATTTGTAAGCAAAAAGAAACTTTGTAGCTGCTGAAATGAGAAAGTCTCAGCAGCTACTTACAAACAAAAGAAAGCAAACAATGAATTTTAATATCAAATAGTCAAAAATGAACGTCGGAGAATTAAAAACAAGCGATAGTCTGCCAAAATTCAGGAACCCACCACCCCCACCCGCTAAGAAATTAGTTCATATCAACATCAAAGCAGGTGATATGAACTTTGGACAGCGCATTGAGTTGGGTAAAATTGCGGCACTCGATTGTTCAGAGCTTGAAAAGTTTGAAAAAGTATTCATTTGCCTGCATAAATTTAAACCAACACTGAAAGATTGTTCAAATCTACTTGATTATTTCGCCGAAATCATTGAGGGTTTAAAGTTTTGGATTGATCAGGAAACAACTTTACTAAAATACGAACCTTCCATTGAAGAAAAAAGAGCCGGTGTAAAAGAACTCAGCGAAAAGATAGGCGAATTCGGAACAATCAAAGCACTGGCGAAAGCATACGGGAAAGATCCGGACGAAATACTACTATGGAAATATGGTAAAGTATTCGGGATCCTCTTTACTGATTTGGAAGAGCACAAATTTCAGGTGAGATACAACAAAGTCATTGAATCAAAATTTAAAAACTAACAACAACATGAAAAAATTAAAGAGACTATTTCTAAACATTATCATTTTCTTAAGTTTTGGAGCTCCAATAATAGTACTGCCTTTAGTATTGCTTTATTGCCTTTTCGTTGGGTTCTCATTAGTACTGATTAAGGTAATATTGACTTGTATTATTATAATCACTTCGTCTGTTTTACTTTACAAATGGAGTCTTAAACAAAAGAAATGAATACTCAACAGATCCTAAAAGAAGAGCTCGACATTCTTAAATCTGATATCATAGTTAGATTAGAGACTAATAAACAAGTGGCAACCGGTAAGACTAAACAGTCATTTGAAACGGTCGCTACTGAGTATAACGGAAAGTTGTTAGGAGCTTCTTATGTGGGAGTATTTGAAAGAGGAAGAAAGCCGGGCGGGGTTCCCCGGGATTTTATTGACATCCTCAAAAAGTGGGCGCAAGTAAAAGGGATTTCTTTTGAGAATGAAGAAAAGTTTAATCTTTGGGCCAATGCTGTTAAATGGAAGATGATTAAAGAGGGAACGAAACTTTACAGAAGTGGACAAGCTCAGGAT